TCGTCGGTGTTTCCACCATAGGGCACTACTGTGGCAATTCGGTGAATACCCTCTGAAACGCTTGTTTTACAAGGTTTGGTGCGTCTGCCATCTGTGGGTTTATCTCCACGTGTAACCAATCGCCACCCGGTGCGCCGTGTATCTCTGGTTTGCTGTACGACTTCCACGCTTGACGATCACAACGCCAACCACGCCCAAACGCTTTAGGGAAATAATCAAGCACGCACTCAACACCTAACTCGTTTGCGTTGGCTAACACAATGTTGATAAACGCAATAGTGCCTTTACGGTTTGCTGTTGGCTGTTTCTCTGACGGCCTGTACGACAGGTCAACTGCTCGACCAGTGGCATGAACACTTAGTGACTCAGAGCCTCTTTTCGGTCTAACGCCGTATGAGCCGTTATTCCAAAACGCGCCACCGCCATGCTTTATTGCTTGCCGTATCCATTCATCCATGCCTGCACGTGGGCCTGCAGCTGCACCGTCACTGTTACCTGTGTACGGCTTAGAGCCGATGACTTTAGGGTTGGCAGGTATCACACTCATGGTGTTACAGGTTCGGCAGGCTTTCGCTTTAGGCCGTTGGCGGCAACGAGGCCAGACAATGTGCCAGTCATAAACACTGTGAGGGTAGATAGCAGGTCAATAAATTGTGCGTCATTTGGTGATTGTTCTAGCGGTTGGGTTACAAACAACAAGCCGTAAACAAACCCAATAACAGTGATTGCAAATGTCACTGCAATTGTGCAGCCAACAAAAACGATCATGCGCGCGTGTAGTATTTCTATTTCTGCTTTTTCCTTAGCCATTGGCTGCCCTTTCGCATTGTTGAATAGTTGAGCAGCGTGTTAGCGCGGTGTTGCGTACTTTTAGTGGTGCGTTGGTTCGTGTTGTTTCGCAAGCGGTCAGGATAAGCGCGAGCATGGCACTAGCCATTAACAGGCGGCGCACTTGCTAACTCTGTTGCTTTTGCCATTGTTGCTGCTTCTGTTGGCTGCAGTTTTGGGTCATCCATCCATTCGAGGCAGTAGTAGCCGTCGCCGGGTTCGTTGTATTTCCATGTTGTGCCAGGTGCTAGTTCGCGTGTGGCGTTGCCTATTTGTGCGTTAATTTCGGCGGTAGTTGGTGCGCTCATTGAATCCTCTGTATCACAATAGTTGCATATATTTCGGTGTCAGAAAAGTTGCAAGCCAAACCAAGACCATAAGTTGCAATTGTATTACCGCATCTGTGTTGTAGTTCTACGGTAGATGAAACTGACAAGGTAAAAACGGTTGTTAAATTAGCAATGTTGTAACCGTCTGTAGTGTTTGATGAGTTGTTGTTACCTATTGAAATAGTGCTAGCGGCAGTTGTGTTTTGTAGTCTGAGTTTGTTTCGTGCTACTTCTGCTGCAGGCGCAAACGCACTGACCGCAAAAGTACCTGCAGGCAAGGTAATAACGCTAGACGCAATAGAGCATCCTGTGATGTTATTTACAACAGTTGTGTTGAGTACGCGCTTAACATAACTGCCACTAGTAAAAGTTCCGCCTGCGGTGTTGTTTGCTTGTTCCTCACGAAAGATTGCAACATCCTTGAAGTTGTCTAAAACACCATTAAGTTGCGATGCAGTAAGCACATCACCACTAACAAAGTCAGTCCAATTAGCAGCCATGTTGTTACTTTATCCTAAAACTGGTTGAGGGTCAGTTATACCTAAAATAGCGTAAATCGGGTCATCCAGTATGAACTCGTACACGATCACAGTGTTGGCTGTATAAAACGTGACTCGATGGCCGTTGTTTATGTTCACCGATATTTCTACGCCCTCAACCGATAACTCTTGGGCTACCTGACCGCCTGTAATGGTGTTAGTAATAGTAATCGTGTCACCAATATCTACTAGCGCTAGCGCCTCGCGTTGGGCTGTAGTGAGCATCAGGTAATCGGTTTGCACCGCGTTAAACGTGGCTACAGGCTCGCCTACAAGTAGGTACTCTGCCAGCGCTAGCGCGGCTGCATCGTTGTGTAGCAGGCTGTTAGTGATGCTTACATTTTGGATTAGGTACTTGGCTTGGCTTGCCGCATCGTCTGCGACCTCTGGACTAGTAGCACCTAAATGCTGGATGCTTGCCCGGTTAACGATTACGTCAGCGTTGTAGATAATGCCTAACGAGTTGTAAGGGATGTTTGTGCCGTCATCGTGGAAGTCTGCGACACTGCCTGACAGTGTGTTGCCTATTCTGGGCTGGCTGGTCAATACGCCTGTGCGCGCCATAAAGATACGACCTTGTTCGGCTTGTTGTATTTGGTCTATGTATGCCTTTACGTTTGTGCCGTTAGGAACTGTGTAAGCAGCTGCACCGCCCAATGTTTGTGTGCCTGTCTCAATGTCACGGGTTAACGCTGGATAGGCAACTTCTGGTAGGTCTAGGACGGCTGCTAGTCGAGCGCTAGACAATTGCTCACTGACATTAAACTCAGCCAACGCAGTTTGGGCTAGCAAATAAAAATCATCAGCACAATAAACGCTTACTGTGTTTGTGCCGCCCAACTCGTAGTTGTAGTCGTAGGACACAATTTGACCAACAAAGAGCGCTACAAATGTGCCAACGCTGTTGTATCTGCCGAACGACACCCGGCGCAAAGGCGCTAATGTAAATTGCCCTGCAGGGTCAACATACGGGCTAGACGAATACAACGGGTTTAGAGTGCCACCTGCTAGTTCATCGTTTAAGTTAAACGACATTGTGCCAGCGCTGAACTGATCGCCTACGTCACGCCTACCGCGTTTAATGTTGACATTGGTCGAGTATTCCAACATTGGTGCAAACTCTGTTGTGCCGTCTAAAACGTATTCTGTGTTATTGAGCACGCCTTTAGTCGCGTCATCAAGAACAAACGCATCTATCTGAAACCCTGTGTCAATAAACAGTTCGTAATTACCGCTTTGTACAACTGATGTAGCCATCAAGCAACCGCAATGTTGGCTGGGCCTGCCGCTCTGTTGTATGCACGAATAGCGTTAACTACGGACTCACCAATCTCAGCGCTGGTACTAATACCGCCAGACACGTTGATAGTTACATTGCCGCCAGTACGCGCCGCGATACGTTCTGCGTTACCAAAAGTTGTCAAACCGCCTTGTACGCGCCCGATGCCAGACACACCACCAGCAGAACTAGCGCCACCGCCACCACCGCCAGCGCTGGGCAACGGTGCTGCAGGGGCAGGCATAGCCGGCATTGACGGCACGCCAGCCAACACTTGACCTACACCGCCCTCACGTGCTGCACCAGAGCCAACGGATGCGCCACTACTACTGCCACCAATACTGCCCAAGTTAAGTGTTGGCAATGATGCGATGTCGCTAAACGGGTTGATTAGGTTCATGCCTCGAATGATCAGGTTTATTGCTGATATGTACGCGTTGGCAAAAGTCTCAAAACCACTGATAAGGCCGTTGAGCACGCTGTTAACAATGTTGCGAAATGTCTCAAATGTTTTGTACGCGTAAACAACGCCAACCACTAGCGCTGCGATACCTGCCGCAATTGCTGAAAACGGGTTAAGCGCCATTGCAAAGTTAACTGCCAAGATTGCCACAGAGATTGCAGTAATTGCTGCAGCAACAGCCAAAAATGCGCTTGGGTTTTTTTGTGCCCAGTCAGCGAACTTTTGCAAAATTGGTAACACCTTTTCTACGATCGGCAACAAGGCTGCGCCGATTGACTCTGTGGTTTCGTCAAGCGAGTTTTTAAGGATCTTAAATCTGCCTGCAGCGGTATTGGCTGCGGTTGCGGCTGCACCACCAAACGTGCCGCCAAGAACGTTCATCACGTCATCGAGCGTTGCGCCGTCTTTGATCATGGCTTTAATCTCTGGTGACAAGGCTTGCAGGCCTTTCATGTTGCCGCCATAAGCCTTAGCCAGCGCCTCAGACACCTCAGCAAGCGACTTGTTAGACCCGATAGCAATATCCTGTGCCAGCGACAACGCGCTAGTTGCTGTAGCAATGTCCTTTGTGCCAGTAACAAGTACAGCCAGTGCCGGGCGTAGTTCGCTGTCAGCCGTACCAGTAGCCCTTGACATAGCGCTGATCATGTCCTCAGTTGCTGCGACCTGTGCATCTGTTGCCGCAGTCACATTGTTTAATGTCAACGCAAGTTGTGCAGACTGTGCCTCATCCTCTGCAGCTGCAGCCACCGCAGCACCAAGAGCCGCAGTGACCGCACCAAGCGCAGCAGCGGCAGGAACAGCAGCCTTTTTAATAGCAAACTGTGCCTTTTCACCAATGGTTTCTAGTTGCTTAAATTGTTTGAGCGCTTTGTCAATGCCCTTGCCGTCAAACTCTGAGATAATAGGTATAGACAGCATTACAGTGACTGCCTAACAACGCGTGCAGTGTCCAAAATCATCTTTTCCATTTGCGTTTCTATGCCTCGCCGCGCTTTGTACACAGCAGGCCCAATCAAACGTGTGCGACCAGCGCCAACAAAACCTAACTGATCGCCTAAACGGTTTGCGTTAGCGCGGCCTGCAGTCTCAAAGATTGCTGTTGCTGGGTCTTTTTGCTCAATCAGGATTACGCCTACAGCGTTGCGCCGGGTATCTATACGCAACTTAACACCGCTCTTGGCTTTAGCAACGCTAAATGGGAACAGTTGACGGCCTCGACTATTCCATTTGTATGCCATACCAGACAACGGCACTTGCGTATAGACATCTTTGGCAGCGTTTATTGCTGGCTGTGCAATCTCGTTGGCTTGCGCTCTAAAATCTTTTTGCAACTGTGGGTCAATCTTTTTGAGTGCGTTAATAGTTTCTTTTACGCCTACCACAGAAATTGTTGTGTTGACCGTCATAGAAACTCACCTGTTCTTGTTGTTCTTTTCTATAACACTAATCACCGTAACTAGGTCGCGTGTGTCAAACTCGATGTGCGTTGGCCACCATCCTACTGCCACCAGCATTTC